CAGGGAATATAGCTGGGCCCAATAGGCCGGGGAGATGAGCACCAGTGGGATAGAGAGAAACCCACCTAGCGCCCCTTTGAAGAGAGGATAACGTACCCACTGGAACAGTAGGAACGTCTTCATCTCATCAAGTGCGCGGTCGTAGAAACTTTCCGCTGCTTTCACTGCCTTATTGGCAAAGATAGCATGTTCCGCCGTAGCAACGGCGGCGCGGGCAATTTCAGTCCCATGGAGTACACGAAACCAATCATCTGGCCAAGCGCTGGACGGAATACAACATACTCCTGATAGGCGACTGCGCATATATGCGCTAGCAAGGATCATCCGTACCGGGATCGAAGCTAAGCTTCGCCCGAGACGGCGACCCATCTCTAACCCCTGATTGGGAAAGACGATAAAACCAAGGTCCATCAAATGTGCAAACAGATCGATGGCGTGGCCAGAACTCCGAGTGAAGCGTAATAGCTCACGCCCGGAAATCCCAGATAGGTCACCAACATGTGGGGACACTACCCGCTTAGCGAACTCGATGAGCCCCTTATCCGAGATAATAGATTTACCTTGGTTAATGGGAACCCCGAGATAACGCATAATGGACACATATTCGTCGGCTACACTCTTGGTAAGGATGACAATGTCATCCCCCAAGAGGGCATACAACGGAAACCATCCCTTCCAACCCGTTCGATAAGCAGCAACCTGCACAATAATGTGATGGCTAACTGCGAGTATCGCCCAGGAAGAAAGTGCTCCCATTGGCTGTCCAACGGCGTATTTAATCGCGCCGCAGGCCGGGTTGGTGTAAGAGCGAAGCGTCATTAACTGACGCCAAGCCCATGCCAACAGCCAAGACCCTGAGAGACTCCGAAGAATCTGCTCCTGGAGAGCTACCGGGAGACGATCTGTCGCGTTCGATAGATCGAAGCTAAAGGATGGATACCCCAAGCGGGCAAAGTCCAATAAGGGCCCAATGGGTCCTATTTGGTCAAACGTCCCGTCTTGAGGAATACGGCGGAGAACATCGAAAAGGTAAAGGTGTAATGATCGTAGGGCCCACTGGGACCAATAATCAACCACCCCAACAATTCGACGCTTTCCTCCTCCATCCTTCGCTAGAACGGAAAGCCGTCCTAACGGGAATCGCATTCCTCGATACCGAAGGATTAGAGCGACTGGCAGAAGTAAGTGAGACACGATCACTAGCCATAAGGCTAGTAACCGCTGTCCGCTTGCCCAAGTGTACACACTGAAGACCACTAACATTAGTGGGTTCAGAGCGTACCCGAGGATGTCTTTCGCAGAACCCCAAAGGGACCAGGGATGATTAGGCCCTGAAGATACATTTACCCATGGTACTACATATCCGAGTCGGAATGTAGGCATGGTAAAGTTCTTTAATACGGCCACGATCTCCTGATCGAAGAGTGTTTGACTCACCCCCGAAAACGGTGAAGTAATCGAGGAGAAATCAGGTTTAGCACCCTTCCAGTCCATAACCCTGTATAGGTTAAAGACGGTGTGAAGACCACGGAAGGTCATCTTTTCTGTCAATGTTGACAGACCAGTAGGGCGAAGCCCCGCTGGGATGATCCGAGGGATTCCACCGCGAGATAATCGCA